CTCGCGATTGACCTTGCCGTCAAAATGGTAAAGTCTTTTTGCGATTGTGTTTCTGCTTGCAAGCATAAAGCTCATAGGCGCAGCGCCTCCGGTTAGTTTATAGATTTTAGGCATTTGATTTGAATTTAAAGGTTAAAAAAAATAAAGGAGGGGGTGTTCAAACACCCCCTCCTTCGGTAATCGTTTAGGCTCGGAACAAGAAGAAGTTGTTGGAACCAAGTGTGCAAACACAACGCTCAGATAGGTAGTGGACCTCCATTGCGTCAAGGTCGCTTGTTGCAGCGCCTCCGGCAGAACCGGTCGCCCAAGTTTTGAACTTCCTGTCTTCTGACTCGGTTTGGCGATAACGAACGTGCAAGAATGGGCGCTTGGCGTTTTGGCCCATTACTTGGTCGTAAACATTGGTAGAGCCCGCAGGCACAAGCATTCCATTGATTGCGCCACCAACAGTACCGGTTGCAGTACCCTGACCGCGCATAGTGGGGTCATTCAGGTATTTCCAGTCGGTCTTGTAGAAATCGTAACCGCGACGGAAGCCACGGAAGCCGAGGTTCAAAGCCATCTGCTCGCTGTTGTTGAACAAACCGTAAGATGTTCCACCAACACCGTAAGAGTTCTGAGCGGCCAAGAAGTCGTCCATGGCGAAAGAGGCAGCACGGTTTACGAACAGGGCATTCTCCTCAATAGCACCCTGCTTGTCAAGACGCTGAACAATCGCGTCAAAGTCAACAAGGCTAGTAGGATAACCACCACTGAATACGTTTCCGTTTGCAGCGACTTCAAAGAAGACGCCCTTTGTGCCTTTCAGCGCAGGAGAAACAGCAATAGCACCAGAAGCCGTTTCAGCAGGAACCGCCTCAAGCATAGATGACTCTAGATAATCTTCAAAGCGAAGACGGGTTTCGTGTTCGGCCTTCATGTACCACAAATATCCAGAAGCCCCGTTTTCGGCAGTGACTTCGACCCAGCCAATTTGGGTCATGTCAGAACCGGTCACGGTGAATTTGTCCTTCAAAATGATAGGGTTGTTGTCTTTGAAAATGTCAAAAGACTGAACCGACTGAGTCATTCCGGCAGAACCTTTTGCAAATTCAGAGCCATATACCCATAAGGTAAAAGTGTTGGAGGCACCGGCAACGCCGATACCAGCCCCTTCGTAAAAGGCAACGGTAACAGTTCCATCAGCAACAGCGGTTACAACTGCGTGATTAACGACTGAGCCATTTTCTTGCTGAACAAGAAGGGTTTGGCCAATACGAATACCGTTTACGTTGTTTGTTCCTGTTCCACCCAAAAGAGGGTTGTTTGCAGGGGTTTGATACTGAGTTGCCGGAGTGATGGTGAAAACCGCGGTGTCAGCGTTAAGAATCGCTGGAGTGGTACAGCCGGTATATTTAACGTGAAGACGGCCTTGCTCTGCCCATTTGATAAGGTCGGAAGCACAAGGCATTTCAGCACCTACCATACGCAAGAAACCCGAGATACTACGATTACCATAGCGCTCAAATTCTGACTCATAAATATCTGGCAAATACTGATTTAAAAAGTTGAAGTTAGAACTATCAATATAGTTCGTGGCGGTTGTTTGCCTATTAATACTAGGCTGCAACGCAAAAGTTGGAGAAGCTAAAACTGGCATTTTTAAGAAGTTTTAAAGGGTCTAATTTTTAATCCCATTCCTGACGATGTTGGGCTTACATCTGCAACTTTGACTCCTCCGGTTGTTGTAACTGGCTGTCCGGAAGTTCGAATATCCATGTTGATATTCTTGCTTCTTTTTGCCATGTCTTCCGTAGCAGAGGCTACGCCTTGCTCGTAGAAGAACTTTGCAAACTTGTCCGGGTTCATCGCGATTGAAAGAGCCTTATGATAACCAGCAGCATCCTTAATCAATCCCTGCTCGTCGATAAACTTTGAAATAAGGTTTACCGGAGTAGAGTTTTGACTTTTGATTTCAGAAGCTTCACCGGGCATGAAAGTGTACTTTTTTTCACCGATGCCGAACTCAAAACCTTTGAACTCGGGTGAGAAAAGTTCTTCCGTCTTTTTTTGGAACCACTCTCCTTTCCGCTTTGCCTCTTGCTGCTCGCCATTGGCTCTGTCGAGGTACTCTTTGTATTGTTTGTACTCGGGCGATTCTTCGGGCAAGCTCCCTCTTGACTCAAGCGGAACTTTGTATTGCTCTTTTAAATCGTTAAAGTACTTTTTTGCTTTGGCTAATTCCCTTTTCTTGGCGGCCTTTTTCTTTTTGACATCCGACTCTTGGTCTAAGTCTTCATCGTATCCAAACTTGTCAGCTAGGATTCCGACGGCGTCTTCCCGGTCCAAATATTCTTCTTGGGCTATGGTGTAGTCCAAAAGAAGTTGGTCGGGGTCAGCCGAGTCAAAGTCTTGATTGAGCTTCATGAAATCGCCAATTCCCCGACCGGTCTCTTTCTTATACTTGAGAAATGCAGACACGTCCTCGGGTAATTGCTCTGGCTGTTGAGGCGCAACAAGAAGGTCGTCAATAGAGGTAATCTCTTTTTTGTACCTTTCTTTAATAAATGAAAGAACGTCACCCTCTTCGATACTTGGTTTCGCAGCGGGCTCCGGGGCGGGCGGAGTCTGCTGTTGTTGTTGTTGCGCCTCAAGCTGAGCTTGATTTTGCTGTTCCTTTTCTTGAATAGATGGTTGCCCAGCTGAATCAAGTGCTCTGACTTTAAATTCACTCATAAGATTAGATTTAGTTGCAAAGATATAAAAAATTAACGAGGGCTAAATTCGGCCAAATCAAAGCCGTCTAAGCTGTCTTCGTTTGATTCAAACCTCATTGGCGGAAGGTTGTTTTTGCGTTGGTCAATCAGGCTAGATTGCTGCGTGTTTTGAAGCCCTATGCGTTTTGCCTTTTCTTTTTCCCGGGCAGCCTCTCGTTCGGATAATGTTTTGCCCTGCATTTCAGCAAGTTGAATATTATACTCAAATTCACGTTGCATCAGCAAGCTCTTCGCTTCAACCTCGGCCTTCATTCGCTCAATCTCAAAAGCGACCTCCGCTTGCTTGACCTTCATATCGGCTTCAGCCTGCGCATTGACCTTCATCATAGTCGTCTGAGCGGCCATCTTCTGAGACTCCATATTTCCTTGAATAGCCATTTGCTGCTTCTGCATTTCGTTGGCCTGAAGGTTCTCAAGGTTCTTTCGGCGTTTCAGCTTGAGCAGCTGATTGGCCATCTTGATATTCTTTATCTCGCGAATATCAATCGCGTCTTCAAGGTTGATGTCGCCTTTTTGTAACGCCATCTGAATATTGGCCTCCATTTGGCTTCTTTCTTCTTCGTCCGGAGCGACCTCAATGAATATTCCAAAGTCATAAATGTACAAGTCCTTGATTTCATCAAGCAACGCGACATTGTAGCGACCTATCTGAGAAATAAACTCTTCTTTAAATGGCGCGTATTCAAGGACATCCGAGATACGGCATGTCAAAGCCTCTGAAAGACTTTTTGTTATGTAAACGGATGCGTCAAGAATATGGCGCGTTGCCGTATTGGAGTTCATTGCGGCAAGTTTCTGCACGCCGACCAACGACCGAGAATCCGGAACTGTGCCGTCCCTCGCTTCATTAAGACCGGTTACGGCCCTAATCATTCCTAGGTAATGGTTATAGTTCCCGATAAGAGCCGCCATTTTTTGCTGGCCGGAACTCGAGTTAAGCTCCTGAATTGGAATCCGGGCATTGTTGAACTCGCCATCTTGCGTATAGCTACGCCCTACGACGCTACCTGTCTGGAAGTAAAGCCTCAAGGCGTCCTCTGGATTGTATGCCTGGCCGTTCCCTAGGTCAACATCGTTGACACCATCAGCGTCAAGAAAAACACCATCGGGGACCATACGAGCAACTACTTGCTGAAGCTTCAGGTGCGTCAGCTGAATGAGGTCTGCAAACGGAATCATCCGGCGTACTAAGGACTCAATGTTCCCTTTGTACATCCTTGGAGCGCATGCTACATAATTTGGAACGGCATTCTGGGATGCAGACTTAGGACGGACCATGTTTTCCATCACCTGCCATTTAAGCATAATGTTGGTCCCCATAACCATAATGCCCTCATACCAAACGTCAATAGTCTTTGTGACGCGCTCGAACCCCTGCTCCTCCATCATTTCTTCGGGAGGATTAAAGTTTTCGTCTTTCTCGATTATTCTTTCTCCGCCGTTGTCAAGTTTTTTCTTTTTGTAAACAAACGTCTTAGTGGTTTTGTAATTAAAGAAAAGAAGTGTAGCGGTATCGCTTTTAAAAAGGCTATTGTCATAAAATTGAGATACATTATAGTAGTCGTACCAAGACTGACTGTACTTGGATATTTCTTCAAGTTGCTCGTTGTTTAATCCGGGCTTTATCTTAGGCAGCTCGGTCAATGGGACAGTCTTGATTTCGCCCCAATAGAAACAATCCCTAAAATAGGGGTCTTCAGTATAGCTATAAACCACGTTTGCCGGGTCAACGTACTCAACCCGTATACCATCCCCGGGATAAAATTGGTGCTTACATATTCCAATGCCTAAAACGGTAAGGTCATAGTCAATCCTTTTCCTTAGGTCATTATACCGATTGTCCTCCAATACAGTAGAAATGGCTTCTTCCTCCGCAATCTCAATAGCCGGCTTGTAGTTGAGCTGCATGTAAAGTTGCAACTCTTGGTCGTTTTCTGGTAAGTCTTCCGGATTAATGGCAAATCCATTAACGCCCATGTTTTTCTGAAGACTCATAAATAGCTCTTTACCAGCCATTTGAGTCTCAATCATGTCCTGATACCGGTTTCTCCGAGAAGAAGACATGCCGTCTTGGGCAAAAGCCTTAATCTTAAAAAACCTGTCTGACATGCCGTTTACAACGATGTCAACGAATTTTGGCAAAATAGGAACCGGCGTCCAGTCTAGATTTAAATAGGACAAATCCCCATTTACGGACATCTCGTTCTTATACTTTTCAACCGATTGTTCGCCCCTTGCATAAAGCTTTAGGTAGTGAAAATCCCTCCATTGAGAGTAAAATCGTCCAGAACGAGAGTCCTTCCTAAACCACTCATATTGAATGGCTTGGCCAATTCTTAACCCAAACGCCTCGGTGCTCTTTTCCGCATCAGAAACAAACTGATTAGGGAAGTACTGCGCGTTTATGATGGGCTGAATGTCGCTCATTTAGTTATGATTTGGCTTAATCGGCCGGAGTTATTGTATCGCGTAAAGTTAACACTTATTTTGGAGCTCTTCATTTCAGGCACATACAAGTGTTTTTGCGTTGCCATGATGGCTAAACCTGAGCTAATTGATGCGTCATGCTTGGTTCTGTCCATTATATTGAACAGCGCCCAATCGTATAAAGTCCGGTTAAACGGCATGTCCCCGCACTCCGAGGGGTGTCTGAACACACCATCGGTGTCATATCCGACGTATTTTTCAATGTAGGACTCAATGGCCGAAGCATGCGCTTGTCGTACTTCCTCACTACTATTTGGTATTCCTCCGAGTTCTAGCTCTGTTTTTGACAACTTTGCCGTTGGACGGTCGGGCCTATTCATTGAATACGCCCGGTATCCACGATTCTTTAGGTGGTACAAAAGCCGGGCTTTGTTGTTCTCCGCAAGCATTGGCATTCCATAGAATACAAGAGCCATCAACACATCTTCAAAAAATATCTCAGCCGTTTGAGGTCTAGCGACATATTCTAAAAAAAACGTATTGGTTGGAGCATCGGATTCCATGTGAAACTTGGTCAGGCCATGAAGAGCCCCATTCGAACCACCGCCACCAACTACCCCGGAAATATCATAGGAGTCGCAACCAAAAGCGCCAAGGTGTTCGTTTCCGGGGTACTTGCGGCCATTCTTCTCAACGTACCGGTTCTGCATATTTGTTGGAGGAATCCAGCTTACCAAAAACCGGCCGTTGTTGCTTGGGACCCAAATAACCTTCGTATCCTTCACGCCATTCTCCCATTGAAAGCCACCTCTCGTTAAGAGTTGGCCCTTTATCATTCCATCGTTAAAGTCAATTTGCTGATAGATTTTAGCAAGGTTGAACAACGACTGCCGGCTTTCGTCGCGAAACGCATGGGCTTCAGTTCTGGGAAACTGTCGGTAAAACTCGTTCAGCGCATCTTGGTCGTGCTTCAAGGAGCTCACCTCATTCTCCCAATAATTAATAGCGCCCAAAACTATCGGCCGGCCCGAATGGTCAACGACTTTCTTCTTTGGTGTTTCCATAACAGGAAACCCGTGCTGGTCAATATATCCCTCAAAGTTCCACTCCATAGGCACGAAAAACTTATACAGCCCACTCTTTGTCTGCCCGTTGGCGTTTCTTTTGCCGGCATAGGAGTCGTCGTACAACTCCTTGAAATTACCACCGCCCTTGGATAGTGCGTTTACCGTAGAACCCATCAAGCACTTCCCAACAATGCGGCTACCGACCCTGAGCGTCGTTTTTGTGACGCGCCAGTTGTTCAGGATGTTTTCCGGTTTTTCCCACTTCCCGGATTCGTCGTGAACTAAGAGAACCAACTTCTCTCCGTCATAGCTATTGTCCGCGGTATTTCTCCAGTCAATAGTCGTATTCAAGCCATCGGGGTCGTCCGCCGAAAATGCTTCGTGCATGTTCTTTTTCGTGATTTTTGAAGCCGGAACCCTAAATGCAAGTTCGGTTTTGGGCTTATCCATACCGTCCTGAATAGGCTTGAAGAAAAATGGGTAGTTTCCAGATATAGGAACGACCTTATCCGTAAACATCTTCTTGGCATCCGTACCGGTTTTGGAAAGGATACCGACCCGGGAATCCCTAGAAAGCGTGGCGATATGTACCGCAATAGCTGAACTCATGAACGAAAATCCAGAACGACGAATCTTTAAGTAGCACATTCCAAAGCACCTTGGGTCAGCCAAGCATGCTTCCCAGAATATGAAGAATAACCGGTTAGCCTCCCGGTACTCAGGTTGTCCAATGTCAATTTTTGTCCATTGCAGGTACATATAGTAGCTGCCGGGCATATAGGTCTTGATGCCGTTATTCATAAACCAAAATCCCTGCTCTCTTCGGTCGAACTCTTGCTCAATGTAGTCAACCCACATGCTCTTGAACTCTCGAGGCATGTCGTGCCATTGGAAAATGGTCTTTATCTTTTCAAGCTGGGACGGGTAGGCAAATCGCTCCCAATACTGGTCCGCCGGTCTGGTGCTTCTTTCGTAGCATGTTTCCGGCGCCGCCGGCAATGCTATTTTCAGCCCACTAATCTCATAGACGTCCCCGATAGTCCCGTCTCTTGATATGACGACCATGTCGTACTCTGGGTCGTAGCCATAGTCCCACCGCTTCTTCCTTTTACCGGTAGAAGGAGCAGGCAATACCCTGTACAGCGCGCTATTTTGCTCTACCTTCTGCAAAGCCTTGTTTTTGAGCATTAGCCCTTAACGATGGAGAATCAAGTATCTCTTGCTCCGATTGTATCCGCGCCAAGATGTCAAAAGCATCAACAATAGCAAGCTTCTTTGTGGCCGCCGCGTTTTTTAACCGGTCAGCACTAATGTCTCCCTCACCACCGGTAATGATGTCCTCTTCTGCAACTTTAATCAAATGCTTGACCGCCTTGTATCCGGCGGCAATAATTTGCCTTTTAAGTTCTTCGGATTGATTTCTCATAGTAGTACGGCAATATTGCTGGTAAACATACGGTACAGTTTTTCGCCATCAACATTAAACTCATACTCGCTTTCTGGCTGATAAATAACTTCATCGCCCGGGCGAAGCCCGGCCGCCAATAATTCATCGTTGATGTATCGAATTGTTCCGACAAGGTCTTCTTCCTTGTTCACCTTGGCAATAAAGTCTTTTTTAACCTCGGCCGGCTTTACGAAGCAATACCGAGAATGAGCCTTCCACTCGCCATCATCACTTTTGAACAAAAAAAACTGGTCATCATCCAATAAGAACAAGTCATCATTTAAAAATGACCGGCCGCTTTTTTGGCGGCCATACATGTCATAATAAAACTTGAAGACATTGTGATGCACGATAAGCGTGTCGCCGGCCTTTATGGGGCCATCGTATATAAGCGGAGTACTTACAACTTCCGCATAACGATTTGAAAACCGGTGGTCCTCTTGAGAAACGCTTACGATAAAATCAATATCGCCGTATTTACGGGTATTATCGTATCGTTTCGTATCGCGCGGACGCACGATGAACTGAAACGGGGAGCGCATTAAAATGAAATATTGTATTCAAATGAAATAGGCATTGATGAAGAAAACTCTTTCCAAAGAAAAATCTCATTCTTCCTTGAGCAAATAAAGACCTTAGCACCACCTCCGTCCGAAACCTTAATTAAGTGAACTAAATAGTCACCATTAAGTACCGGTTGATTGACAATATAGTGCATGGCAGTCTTGTAGTCCTGCCCGATTGAAATTTTTCGAATGTCCATTAGATTTGTCTTAGTACCAAATTAAAATGCTCCAAAGTAATATTTTGCGCCGCTGTTGCATTGGAGCAATATAGCCGAACAGTATCTCCGTTATTAAGCGTAACTATGGCAAAATTACCAGTGGAAATTGATTTATTTCCGCTTCCGCATATCGTGTCCGATTCAGAGTATGCAATAGGACTTACGTTTCCGTTTTTGTGAAGCCTAAACATAAGGTTGTTGTTGGTTTGGGCAATACCGGCAACCGCATAAGTTACAAGAAAAGTTCTACTTAGTCCTTGATTACTTACTTCGCCGCCATTGACGGCGAGGTTGAGAGAATTGTCATTTCTAGCTCCCTGAACCGCAGTGACATTAAGCGGATACCAAGTGGCCGCCTGCGCTATCGTAGTTGTTGTCCCGCCCAAAGAGTACACCTCAGTATAAGCTCCGCTAACCACCGTAACCGTCAGGCTACCGACTTCAACATTTTTGGTGCTGTTACTGTCGCTAGCATCGGTCACAGTAATGAGGTCATTAGTGGCCGGGGCCACAACTGGATAGGTGCTTATTTTAGGCATTTATCGTTTCTTTTTTGAACTCAGGGTAGAATCGCTCAGCGTGTCCTTGTATCGTTTGTTGAATTGCTTTTGGGTAACTCGTTTCTCACTTACCCCTTTATTAAACGCTACCTCAGAAACGTATTCCGCGTTTTCCGGATTGCGAATGTCGTCAGACCAAGCGGTCTTTGACTTGCCTTTTAATTTTCCCCCATCTTGATAGCATTTCGCTAATGGGTTCTTCTTATTTAGCATGGCTTTTTCATTTTGCCGCCATACTTCATGGTGGACATTTTGGATTTTTTCATGGCCTCCATTTCTTTGGCGGACATTTTCTTTTTGGGTGCTGGCTTGTTTTTCATGGTTTTTCAAATTTTTGGATGAGTGAACGAACATAAGAATGAAGGCCGGCTTTGTCGTTTTTATTGACAAGCCTCTTCATGGTTGATACTTGCTTTGGATTAAAGATATACTCTCCACCGGTCGCTTCAGCAATCTTGCGCCCGTTGGCCATAATGTCAATAGGGTTGTACTTATGGGAGAACCGGCCCGGAGTGACCACCGGAGCCGAAAGCAACTCCTTTAAGTATACCCTTGACTTTTTCATTTCAAACGCAAATATAGTAAAATCCCGATGGCGACAATTACGTTGGCAACTAGAAGCTGCCAAGCCCACCTCGGCGTGACCTTCTTGACTTGAATTTCTGTTTCGTTCACATAGACCGTGTCCGACAACGCCCGGTAGCTCTTGACAATAGTGTCGGTCTTTACCCGGACAATTATTTTGGTTCCATCGGTTTCTAGTTTGACCTTTGCCGGGCCAGCCTGCGTTTCAAACTTGAAGTCCTTTAGGATGCCATTGGTGTCGCACGGCGACGGCACAATGGTTTCCACATACGTCGGCATCTGCACGGTGTCGCGCTGAATGTCAACCCGGGTTCGGTACTCAATCTGAGTGACGGTCTTCTTGCCGCAACCAGCGAACAAGAACAGAACCATGAGAAATTTAAGATGTATAGAGGTAGCCATATTCTTTTTCTGCGCTAAATTGAGGACACGCCTTCTTGACGCCGGGGAAATCGCGATGCCCAATGATTCTAGCCTTGGGGTACTTGACCAGCCATTCCTTCAGGACCTTTTCCATAGCCGCTTTCTGAGCCAGCGTCCTATCGTCAGCAGTTTTTCCTCCAATATAACAAACGTGCAGGCTATTGCTATTATGCCCTGCCACACCATTTGTGATAGCTTCGTCAGCAGCCAGTTGAATGATTTCTCCATTTGATTTAATTATTCGGTGATAGCCAAAAGACTTCCAGCCAAGGTTATCCCGCCAGTATTTCTTAATGGCCTCTACCGGAGTATTCTTGGCTGTTGCCGAGCAATGGCAGACGAGGTTTTGAATATCACGCATTAAGATGCTTGATAGTTATACCGTATGATGGGCCAAACCGCCTTTAGGTCTGTTTTTAATGCAATACCAAACTCCCAAGGCAACCCATCTTTAATTGTGAAATAATACGCTTGCGTAGCGTCTTTTTCTGTTGACGTCCAAAATGAAATACCATCATAAGCCGGGACAAAGATTGACGCGTCAAATGGGACCAATCCAATCTCCATTTTCTGAGCGCCCTCATAAGATGGCAGCACATATCCCGTATAATCGTTTTGAGTGTAAATTGACGCAATAAACGCAGAAGTGTTATCCAAAGATGCGGCAATCATTGCAGCCGTGTTTGTTCCGCTCTTGTTTATATCCAAAGACTCGGTTACTTCTGGTATGCTTACGCTAGCTCCCCAAGCATAAAGCTGCGCCCCTGAATTATACGGCTCGGTAGATATGGCCCAGCTAGAGCCAACCCCGGGGTCCGTCGGATAAAGAGAGTACCCTAGCTCAAAAAAGTCACCAATGGTTGAGGCATTATAGAAACCGGTTTTGTATTCCGATGTTCCAGCTACGGCTGTTGACCTAACAAGGATTCCCATCTTACCAGAGAGCTAAAATATTGGTAGCAGTAGTATCTGTCGACCTTACGGTTCTGACGCTAACCGGAAAAAACCCAACGGGGACGTTCCTGAATAAAACAGTTTGGCCTCCTTCTGTAATTACTGATAAATTCCCGGAAGTGCCAACATATAAAATTGCAGCCCCAGCATCTGGATATTGAGCGCCAGGCGATAGTATGGCCGTGTTATTTGGGGTTACCGCTACCGCGAGAGTTGGTTGTTCTTTAATGTATCCCATGTCTTAATCTTTTTTGTAAGGTAATAACTCGTTTAATGCTTCTTGTCTTTGGCTGCAACCACAGTTTGTGCCTGTAACCTCGGATACTTTCTCGACGACCGCCTTGACGCCCGTAGCTGTAAAGATACGCGCCAATGTGTCGCCGAAGCCTCTATCCTTGCTTGGTAAAGTGCTTTTCGTAGACATACTCAACGGCTTTTAATCCTCCGAACCCAACAACAAAGGCCACACCGAACTGCGTGTTGTCCTTGAGGTCCATGAAACCTATCACTAATGGGGTCAGGTAATTTGCCGACAATGTACCGGCAACCAACGATAAGGCTTGCTCCTTGATGTTCATCTTCTTCTTGGAGCGCCAAATCGTTACGAGGCTACCCAATAAGCCCGATAGGGCAAGGCCAATGTTGAACCCGAGGTCCATTAAAAATTCTTTCATTTTCTTGCTCTATTTTTGGAGGCTTTTTCTAAGATAAACTTTCCACCCTTTTGATGCGAAACATCCAGCCCGTCGCCCTTCTTACCCATTTCGCGGTTCTTCTTCACCAACTGCGAACGATACTTACGTCGTTCTGGGGTGGAGTGGTACTCGGTATCGTACTCGGATTTTTTCTTGCGTGCCTTTGGATTGGCATCGTAATACTTTGCGCTGCGTGACCTTTCGGAGCAAGAGCTGCACTTACAGCTTTTAGAGCAAGAACCCATCAGTACTTACCCTTTCTGCCCTTGGGGCTTGACTTTGTGCTGCCGCCCTTGCCGGCCCATAAGTCCTTGCATGCCCAATAGCGAGCCGTAAGCTTGCTTGTGGCCGTGTCGCACTTGTGACGCGCCTTGAAGGACTTTCGAGCAGCCGCGCTGTAATTGTGGCCATAACCTTCCGCTCCATAATGAACGATTTTCTCTTGGCCGCCTTCGCAGGCTTTTACCATCCGCTTTTTCCCGGGGCTCGTTGATGGCCTCGGCTTGTTGCATGGCATTGACTCTTTCTTCATAGGGCAGTCCCGGGTTTATTGGCAACAAAGGTAGCATTATTTTTTCCGAGCAGCTGAATATGCAATGGCAGCAATCTGCTCCTTGCTACGCTTCTTGCCGGCCGGCTTCTCCCGATTGGCCCGGGTCAGCTCTTGAATGTTCGCGGATACAACCTTCTGCATGTCGGCCTTCCCCTTTGCTTTCTTTAATGGCATGTCTATACAGGTTTAACTCTTCGACCCATTCCGACACGTTCTTTCTCCCGAATCTTTTTCCGGATGGTAGAGCGGCCTATCTCTGAGCTCGTCTTTGGGGTTTTCTCGGATACCCGCTTGCTCGGCCGGCAGTACTCGTTCTTCCCACCAGCTCCACAGGCGCGGCCGGTCTTTTGGTCCACCCACTTCTCCTTTTCCCATCGTTTTAAATTAGTTCCTTTTTCAGTCTTTCGCACGCTTCCGGACTCCTTGCGGCACTTAGCAATCGCCTGACTAGCCCTAGCGGACGGAAAAACGTCGTATTGGGCTTTGACTTTGCGGTAGCAGGCGTCCTTCATAACTTTGGCAAAAATAATACAATGGAGTACCTAAAATATTTTAAGGTCGTAAGGGCTTATGTTAAAGCGAAATACGCCGTAAGTCTGGATGATTTAGAGTTCTTACTCTTCCTAAGCCCGGAGAAAGTCTTTAATAAGAAGCGACTTAAACTAGCAGAAGTGGGCATGAGTTGGGACCCCAAGCGTCTCGACAGCATGATACGCCGCGGACTGATAGGGCAACTTCGCGAAAAACCAACCGCCCTCTATACCCTAACGCCACACGCGCGCCATATCATCAACTCAGTCTACCGGAAGCTCGAAGGGAAGGAACCCATCAACACGTCGCCGAGGTCCAACCCCCTATACGCCCCGAAAGCCCCATTTAGCTACAAGCTATACCGACGGCAGGCCGAAGACCTCAACGAATCTATAATACGACAACGACGTCGCGCTCAAGAATCACAAGGTACTGATGGCCCTCAATCATCAACTTAAAGCCGGCGCTCCTGTCGTACAGGACGCTGTCGCCATCCTTAACAGCACAGACCTCGTTACCAACGCTGACGACCTTGGCCTCCCGGTAGCGGATGTCCTCGGCGTCCTTGCTTGACATGGTCAGCCCGCTGCCGGTCTTTATCTCCCGGTGGACTTCTTCGGCGACGATAAACTTATTTATTGCTTTCATTGGTAATAATTGCGTTTGTACCTAGAAGAGTGGCCGCTACGCTCGTAGCGCTGATGAGAGCGTTCTTAGTCACCTTGGCCGGGTCAATGACCCCCATGCCCATCATGTCGCCGTAGTGCATGCTCTTCAGGTCAAGCCCGAAGCCGAACGCGCACCCGCGAATGTTCTGCTGGACCTCCAAGTCGTTTACGCCGGCATTCTCGAGAATCTGACGGAACGGAGCCATCAACGCCCGGCAGAACACCCTCCGGACACGCTCGATGTGGCCCTCCTCCTCCATGACCTCATGGGCGATGTAGTTAAGCGCCACCCCTCCG